GAATTCCTTAAAGGAATTGTTGCAACCGAGGTGGCGGCGCGAGAGTTACGCCACCTCTACTAATATAAAGATGGAACAAAAGTTTATAGAAATATTTACAGGTCTTAAAAGAGATTATGGTTATGCAGATATAAACTCTGCATTTAAAGATCCATCTACTGGAAAATTAAAATTAAAATATGGATGGGCAGCTAAAGAATTAAATGAATCAGATTACATGGCACATTTAAACGGCTCCAAATCGATAGGTATTCAACCATGTGATGATGACGGACTAGCAAGGTTTGGTGCCATAGATATAGATTCAGAAGCGTATAATGATTTTAACATTAGAAAATATTTAGAAATTATAGATCAAAAAAATTTACCCGTAGTGCCTGTCAAATCTAAAAGTGGAGGTCTTCACATTTATGTTTTTTTAAACGAGCCAGTCAAAGCTTCATTCATAAGAAATTTTTTAGATAAATTATTATTTACATTTAATTTAAAAGCATCAACTGAAATTTTTCCTAAACAAACTCAATTGGGAATAGGATCTGATGGTAAGTCTATTAACGGAAACTTTATTAATCTTCCTTACTACAATCGAAAAGAACGAGTGGGAGTTAACTTAGATGGAACAGAGTTTACTTTTGAACAATTTATAAAAGTCGTGGAGTCTAACACAAAGACAAAAGAAGATCTAGAAAACTTTGCTAACGATTTAATAAAATTAGAGTTGACAGGAGGTGCAGATGAATTTGTAGATGGACCCGTTTGTTTACAAAGATTATCAAAATCTAAACTAGATGACTACAGAGACAGGTTTATTTATAACTACATGGTGTTTGCTAAAAAGAAATATCCTGATAATTGGGAGGACAAAGTATTAGAAGCAGCTAGAAATTACATTGTGTATGATAGCGTCTGGGGCGATGAAAAAGTAAAACAAAAAGTTAAAGCTTGGAAGAAAGATACTGCGGGACACACTTGTTTAGAAGAACCTATTTATAGTATGTGTGTTAAATCAGAGTGTTTAAAAAGAAAATTTGGTGTAGCATCTGACAAGGTAAAAAAGTTTCCAACATTGTCAGCACTAATTAAAATAGATTATTCTCCAGATCCAGAGTTTAGATTTACAGTTCACTATAATGACAAAGTCGAGGGTGAAACCACTCAACAAATAATAGCTAGAGATATTAATTATATTATGGATCAAGAAAAATTAAGACGTCTAATTGGAGCTCACACACCTATTCCACCACCACGAATCAAAGGTGATGATATGCAAAATATATTAGACAACTTATGGCAAGGTATGAAAACAGAGAAGGCTCCTCCTGGTACATCACCAAAAGAAATTCTTCATAAACATTTAGATGATTATATTCATGGAGTCCCAGCAGTAAGTGATGCTTCATTTAGAAGTGGCAGCACTTTAATTGATGATGGTTACGCTTATTTTGTGTTTGATCCTTTTTATAATTTTTTAAAAAATAAAGAATGGAAATCTAAAATAGATAGAACGGGTCAAATGATGATGGATTTTTTTAATGCGGAGTTAAGAAGTCTAAAGAGGTATCCTAAAAAAGAGAGTGAAAAAAAATCTCACAACCCTGTTAGATGCGTAAAAGTATCTATGACATATTTTGAAAGAGAAGAAAACAAAGTAGAAATTTTATCAATGAGAAGTAAAACTGACATTCTTTAATGACCATCGTTACAAAAATATATGGTCCACCTGGTACAGGTAAAACAGAAAAATTAATTAGAAGAGCCATGGCCTATATTAGAATAGGAACACCAATAGATAGAATAGGATATTTTGCTTTTACACGTAAAGCAGCTAACGAAGCAAAGGATAGAATGCTTAAAAAAAATCCTCAATATAAAAAGAAACAATTAAAATATTTTCAAACGTTACACTCTTTAGCTTTTCATAGTTTAGGTTTACGTGAGGAAAATGTAATGCAAGATTATCATTACAACGATCTTGGAAAGGAGCTCAGTATAAGAGTTAATGCCAAAAAAGATGCGGACGCATCTCCTTACTTAACTTGTGATAACGAATATTTTCAAATTATATTGAAAGCAAAAGAAAAAGATATTCCAGTATGGGACGAATTTTGCACAGGCGAACACTCAACTAACGTGGACCCAGATTTATTAAAACACATAGAGGCAAACTACAATAAATATAAACACCCGGATGTAAACAACCTAATAGATTTTACTGACATGATTCATGACATAGTTAATAATCCTAAAAAAATTCCTGAGTTTGATGTTGTATTTATTGATGAAGCTCAAGATCTATCGCCCATACAATGGAAACTTTATGACATATTAAAATCTAAATCAAAAAATATTTATCTCGCAGGAGATGATGACCAGGCCATATATGGTTGGGCTGGCGCAGATGTTGATAGATTTATACAAGAGCCAGCAACAGAAAAAATATTATCTAAATCTAGAAGAATTCCAAAAGCTGTTCAAGACACATCAGAAATTATTACAGCGCGAATCGAAGGACTTCGCGCAACAAAAAATTATTTGCCTAGAGCTGAGGAAGGATTATGTAGTAAAATCAATAGTTTAGAGAATGTAGACTTGCATCAAAATAAGTGGTTAATTTTAACCAGAACTATTTCTAGATCAAAAGAAATATGTAGTCTTTTAAAAGTAAAAGGTCTGTATTATGAAAATAAAAATCAAAAGAGTTACAACACAAAACTTTACAAAGCTATAGTAAACCACACTAAGTGGTTAAACGGAGAAGAGATAGCTGACACAACTCTAGAAGATATTAAAGAATACATGGGAAATCGAGAACTTAAAAAAGATTTAAAATGGTTTGAATGTTTCGACAATGCATCCGCAGAAGACAAAATTTATATAAGATTATTATTGTCCTATAAAGAAAAATTAAGTGAGGATGCACGAATCAAAGTTTCAACCATCCATGCCGCAAAAGGGGGCGAATGTGAAAATGTAATTTTAGTATTAGACAATGCTAAAAAAATAAGAGAAGCTACGATTAAAAGTGTAATAAAGCGTGACGAAGAGCATAGAGTATGGTATGTAGGTTGCACGAGAGCTAAAAGAAATCTATATTTAATGAGAGCAAAAATTGAAAGGAAGGGATATCAACTATGACACATAAAGATATATTTGAAGAAGCATTTCCACAGTTTACTCAGGTAGGAGGAAACCATTACACCAAGTTTCCTATTCAACCATATGAGTTTATCTCTAAAAATAATCTTTCGTTTTTCCAAGGTAACGTTATTAAATACGTTTGTAGGTATCAGCGTAAAGGAGGAGTGGAGGATCTTAAAAAAATTGTTCACTATTGTCAGCTAGAGATGTTAAAATTAAAAGATCAAAAAAAATGAAAGTACCTTTATTTGAAGCACAGACAGAATGGAATGAGCCAGAGGAATATCCCGATCTAAGAAAATATGATGAGATTGCAATTGACTTGGAGACAAGAGATCCTGATTTAAAATCAAAAGGATCAGGATCCGTAATTGGTAATGGTGAAGTTGTAGGTATTGCTGTTGCTGTGCCCGGAAGAAAATTTTATTTTCCAATTGCTCATGGAGCAGGGCCAAACATGGATAAGAAAAAAACTTTAAAGTGGTTTAAAGATGTTTTACTTTCCGATGCTATAAAAATATTTCATAACGCAATGTATGACGTGTGTTGGATTAGGTCTATGGGTTTTAAAATTAACGGACACATAGTTGACACAATGATTGCAGCTTCGTTAATTGATGAAAATAGATTTAGGTTTGATTTAAACAGTTTATCTTGGGATTATTTAGGTCACGGTAAAAACGAAACTGCTCTTAATGAAGAAGCAAAGTCTAGGGGTTTAGATCCAAAAGCAGATATGTGGCAGCTACCTGCAATGTATGTTGGATCTTACGCAGAGAAAGATGCAGAACTTACGTTAGAACTTTGGAAAGAATTACAAAAAGAAATATACACTCAAGATATAGAATCTATTTTTCAGTTGGAAACTGATTTGTTTCCTTGTTTGGTGGACATGAGATTTCTTGGGGTGAGAGTAGACGTTGAAAGAGCTCACAAATTAAAGCAGCAGTTAGTTGCAGAAGAAAAAGAATTACTACACCAAATAAAAAAAGAAACACAAGTAGACGTTCAATTAATGGCAGCAAGAAGTGTTGCCAAAGTTTTTGATAAACTTGGTTTAACTTATGAAAGAACTGCAAAATCACAAGCACCTTCTTTTACTAAAAATTTTATTTCGAATCATGAGCACCCTGTTGTTAGAATGATAGCCAAAGCCAGAGAGGTTAACAAAGCACATACCACTTTCATAGATACCATAGTTAAACACGAGCATAAAGGTAGAATTCATGCAGATATAAATCAAATACGGTCTGATCAAGGTGGGACTGTGACTGGTAGATTTAGTTATTCTAACCCTAACTTACAGCAGCTTCCTGCTCGGAACAAGGATCTAGGACCTATGATTAGGTCTATATTTATACCCGAAAAGGGCCATACATGGGGTTGTTTTGACTATTCTCAGCAAGAGCCTAGGTTGGTAGTGCATTATGCTGCTTTACACAAATTTCCCTCTGTAAACGATGTTATAGATAATTATGAAAATGATATTTCAACAGACTTCCATCAGGTGGTGGCTGATATGGCAAAGATACCAAGATCACAGGCCAAGGTAATTAATCTAGGATTATTTTATGGCATGGGTAAAGCAAAATTACAAGCCGAGTTAGGTGTATCAAAAGATAAAGCTACAGAATTGTTCGAGCAATACCACGCTAAAGTTCCCTTTGTTAAGCAGCTTATGAATAGTGCTTCCAATCGCGCCCAGGAGCGTGGACAAATTCGAACTCTACTGGGGCGATTGTGTAGGTTTCATTTATGGGAACCAAATCAATTCGGTATGCATAAAGCTTTGCCTCATGAAGAAGCATTACAGGAACACGGACCAGGGATTAGAAGAGCATATACTTACAAAGCTTTAAATAAACTAATTCAAGGAAGTGCAGCAGATATGACAAAAAAAGCTATGTTAGATTTATACAAAGAAGGTATAATAGCACACATACAAATTCATGACGAACTTTGTGTAAGTGTTAAAGACGAAACTCACGCACAAAAAATAGTTGACGTTATGGAGAACGCAGTTACTTTAGAAGTCCCCAATAAAGTTGACTACGAAAAAGGTAAAACATGGGGAGATATTAATGGTTGATTATGGCTTATTTAAATGCAAACATACCTCCTATTTATGCACAAGTAAGAAGGGAGTATTTATATGATCTTAAAAAACATCATGGAGAAGTTGAAGACTGTATTGTTTTCGGTATTACATCTATTGCTGGGACTGCTATACTATGCCATGCGCTTATGGAGAGCGGGGCTATCTTTTATCGTCTCCCGATTTCTGCCTTCATTCAGAGAGGATTTAGACCGGAAGATGTTCCCAAACGTAGACTTGATGAACTTCAGCTTTGGAATTGTTTTTCTTATTATCCTGCTGTTACTAATTGGGATATAATTCAAGGAACTCATGGTAAATACATGGGTAAAGACAAGAAATGGCACCATGGAAAATACTTATTTACTATTGACTGGGCTCATCCAGATTGTAATATAATAGACGCTGAACATTCAGAGATACCACACGAACATAAGTGTGCACACATAATGGAATTAAACGACGGCAATTTTGCTGCACAACCCAATAACAGAATAATTTGGGATATACCTTCATTTACGGTTAAAGATGAAATTCCTAAATGGAAAGTGCAGACCTCTGAATGGAACGTAGAAGACACAGGCGATTGGCAAACAGCTGATACTGACGACTTCTTCTACGAAATTGAGGAGAAAAAAAATGAAGAAAATAATTAAAGATATTTGGCATCATTTATGTTGGCCATTTAGAAAAATTCGTAACTGGTTTAAAGGATAATTTAACATGGAGAGTGCCAAGATGAATTATTATTTTACAGGTTTATTAATTGTAATGTTAACTGTCCTGGCTCTTTGCGGAGGACCGCATGTCCAATAAACCATTAAAAATTTCTGAGCAGGCAGCCGTTCAAATGCCTATGAAAACGGTTGCCTCTTTGATCGCCATGGTTGCGATTGGAACCTGGGCATACTTTGGACTGCATGAGACACTAAACCGACACAGCACTCAAATAGAATTAATGCAGAAAGATTTGGAACAAAACTCAGAGTTTAGAATCAAATACCCGCGTGGAGAACTTGGTCAGTCAAGTGGGGAAGCGGAACTTTTCATGTTGGTGGAGCATTTAAGCAGCGTCGTGGAGGATATAGACACAGAGATTAAAGGCATGAGAAACAATGCAGTCAATATTGATTTTTTAAAAAATAGAACAGAAAAACTTACAGAAGATGTAGAAAAATTAATTAGAAATGGGAGCGGACAATAATGGTAGAAATGGTATTTGCTTTGTTGTTATTACAAGACCACAAAATTATAGAGCATCGTTATCACAAGTCATTATCTAGCTGTATGAAAGCTAGACGTTATGCAATGAAGGACAGAAGTCCTGGCGAAAGAGTTACGTTTA